TTGTGAACGAATTGTTTCGCTAAAATTTTCATCAATCGTAAAGTTAATAAGAAAATCTAGTTCATTCAGATACTTATTTACATATTTGTTTATAATTGGAACGTATTGTCGAATGATTTTTGTCTTGATTCCCGAATCTCTCAAGAGTTCATTTGCATATTCATATGTCTGTTTTGTCTCACATAACCCTTGATATTGACCTTCTAGGGTTCTCAGATCTTCCTGTAACGACTGTAAAGTATTTTCCTCTACACTATCAAGTTCTTTTTTCTCTTGTAATTTTTCAATTTCTTTCTGTGTTCGCTCTATGTTAGAATCAAGAGATTGGATTTCAGATTCTAATCCTGCAAGACGTTTATTCTTCTCGGCAACCTCTCGGCCAATAGATTTAAACTCCCCCAACTCTTTCTCCAAGTTTTCAATTTGTGTAAGTATCTTATCTAAACCATCTTTCTTTTCATCAATTCCCTTAGATATATCGATAATTCGTTCTTTTTTGAACACATCATCAATATCCTGTTTGCATTGTGAACACGTTGAATTGGTTTCGTAAAATTTGAGTTCTTTCTGTTCTTGATCAAGTTTGACATCAATTTTATTTTGAAGTGTTCCAAATTCAGAAGCCTTTTTTTGAACTCCATCTTCTAACAACATCTTATCATTTAAAGTAAGAACCTGTTCTTGAAGTGCATTTAAAGTACCAACACTATAATCTTTTTGTTTTTTAAAATTTCTAATTTCTTGAGATTTGTTATAGATAATTGATTCGTTGTCTTGTTGCAATCGTTCAATATATTCTTGTTGTATTTTTGTTTTGGATTCATTCAAATCTCTCTGATTTTCGTTCTGTTGAAACTCTCCTTTTAATTCTGAATTCTTCTGTTTAAGAATCATGTTCATAGAAGAAAAAATCTGAATATCCAAAAGATCTTCTACAATTGCTCGGCGATCCGCCTGTTTCAACTGCATGAATGGCTCAAAAGATGAATTTCCAAGAAGAACAATTTGAGTGAATGATTTGTAATTTAACTTGAGAATCACTCTTTCCAAATAATCTTGATAATCCCGAACATTGGCAGTCTGATCAAACATCTTGCCGTTCTGAAAAATTTCAAACACATTTGGTTTCACTCCTCTTCTGACTGTAAAATCTTTCTTTCCAATAGAAAAATCAATTTCAACCAACAATTCTCTTTCGTTAATCGCATTGACTAACTGAGGTTTGTTGATATTCCGAAATGGTTTTCCAAATAATCCAAATGTCAATGCATCTAAAATGGTTGACTTTCCCGAACCATTCTCACCAATAATCAAAGTAGTTGATGATCTATCAAGAAAAACAATTGTAGGTTTATCTCCTGTTGAAAGAAAATTCCTCCAAGAGATCTTCTTAAATATAATCATTTTGTTTTATTTAAAAATTATAACTTTCAGTTAAAAGTTGTGGTTTGGAATCATGTTCAAATTTATATTCTGCTTTTTCAATAGATTTCTTCAACATAATATTAACCATCTTATTAATAGTAATATCTCTCGTATGTGCTGCATGAGCAATCTTTATAAAATCCTCATCTGGAATTTCTACATCAATTGCCGTCCACGGCTCTTCATCTTTTCCTAGTATTCGTGTATCGTGTACACTTCTCTTTTCATGTTCGATCATATCTTTACCGAATTCTTTTTTTCGCTGTTCATTATCTTTTCTTCGCATTTCATCTATGTCATAATTAGTCATTTTTTCCTTTCTATGATGGTTTTGAATCTCCAGGCTTTATTACTGATCCCGGCACGTATGCTTCTTTCCCCATATCATATTCTGTTTTTGATTGAAATATTGCATTGAAGGAAATGCTCCTACGTTCTGGATCACCTTCTTCACAACGATATGGATAAACAGCATGTTGTTGTTGTGCTCCGAAAATAAAAAAATCTCCTACTTGTGGAGGAACTACGAGATTAGGTACGCTAAAATCAAGATCTCTCGAAGCATTACTGACAAAAAGAATAGATCCATCATCATCTGGTCTATGGCCTTTTCTAGAAGGTAACATTTTCGGAACTTTAAGATACATTACTGAAGAAATTGTACATTGAGTATGAATATGACAAGGATTATATTCATTCGGTTGTTGTGAAATGATCCAACAAGTCAACATTTGAGTTAACCATTCTTCTTGTTGAATTGCATCTATCTTGTCCGGCATTTGTTGCATCTTACATTGAATTACAAATTGACGAACTGCACCCATGAGAAAACCCATCATTCCTGTTTGGTGTAATATATTATGTTCTATTTTCAATTCTTTATCAATTTGTCCTGCAAGATTAGGCCCCCAAGTTGTAGAATCTTTATTTGCTATAACTTGATCTGAAATTTCAATCATCGTTTGAAGAACATCGGGAGGTAATTTTGTTTTGAAAATAGGAACAGACCACGGCTGCAATAATTGTATTTGCATATCATATTTCGGTTTTCCCTGTTTCTTTGCTAATCTTTCTTGGCGTCTTCGTTCTTGTCTGGTTGGCATTATATTGTCTCCACTGTGAG